CATTGACCCTGAAGGAGAACAGAATGGCTGATCCGAAGACAGAGAAGGAACTCGAGAAACACGGCCTGACGCAGGTCGGCCCTGTCAAGGAAGACAAGAGGAATCCCGCGCCCGTGACCTTCGACGTGACATTCGCGAACCCGCTTCGCGTCGGCGACAAGGACTACGACAAGGACGCCATCAACAAACAGATCGACTTTCACGTGATCGAGAGCCGCCTGTCGAAAAGCACAGCGGACGTTCTCAAAGCGGTCGCCGGCTCAATGCCCACGCGGCATCTCCATGCCGACGGCCGGACTCACGACGACGGCGTCCTCGCACAGATCAGGATCATCTGTTCCGTCTGACATGTCCGAGTCGAATCCAGGCCCGCAGAACCTCTCAGCAACCCACCGGCAGATCGCCCGGTGGTTGCTCGAGAACCCAGGGAAAGGCCGCCTGAAAGAGTGCGCCGACCACTTTGGGTACACGCAGGCTTGGATTTCGACCCTGATCCACAGCGATGCCTTTGAGGCTTTGATGGGCGAGCTTAACGTCAACGCCGACAACGTTGTGGTCAACGACATCCCGAGCAAGCTCCGAGGCGTGGCCGCGCTCGCGATCGAGGGCCTGGGCGAGTGTGTCGAAGAGGCCATGAACGATAAGATGAGGCTGCTTCACAGAGGCTTCCTCCGCGAGACCGCCGACATGACTCTCGCAAGGCTCGGCTACGGTTCCTCCAAATCGCCGGGGGCCGCCGCGCCGTCGAACCCACTCAATCAACAAAACAACTTCTTTCTTGGGCCCGTACCCGCGAACGTTCTTGCCGACGCCCGATCGAGACTCCTCGAACACTCTGTGGAGGTGACCCCTGTTGCAGTTCCCGAAACCCGTGAACTTTCGGCCGGCGGACCGAGTCCGCAAGGCGCGCTTCAGTGATGAAGAACCCCCGTTTCTCAACCGTCCCGCCCGTCACGGACGCAAGCAGCAAGGAATCCTGTACGAGCAACGCTGTCACGCCTACCTCGGGGAAAGATACTCCGTTCATTTCCTCTCAGCTCCGTGGATCATTTTTGAGGATGCGCTCGGCCTACGTTGGTGCCAGCCAGACGGCATCATCTTCGACGTGCGTCCTGGTCGCATCATCTGTACAGAGATCAAACTTCGTCATTGCTCCGAGGCCTACTTCCAACTCTTCGAGCTGTACATTCCTGTCCTCTCCGTTATTTTCCCTAAGTGGAGCATTAGAGGCTGCGAAGTGTGCCGATGGTTCGACCCGAAGGAGCCAACGCCAGAGGCTCCAACGATGCGAAAGAATCCGGTCGATGCACTAGAGGGAAAGTTCAACGTGCACATCTTTATGCCATGAGCGACGAAGAAAGCGACATCCTCTGTACGATCGTGATGCTGAAGGCCCTGGCGCGCACAGGGGGTGGGCACTCTATTGTTGTACCCATGGCGGCGCGCTTGAGCCCGGAAGGTTGGCGCCTGGCCGCAATCCAGTTCCTCGACAAGGCGAAGGCCCAGAGACAGCGTCAGGAAGCTTTCGTCCTGTCCGAGAAGCCCGTCGACCGTGCGAGTGAGGGCCGTTGGCAAGAACTCAACGAACGCTTCGACTTCGAGGACGCGCGTGAACGCGCCGCTTGAACCGAGCCTCGACGAAGCCGTAAGGCTTGGGGCGGTCGACGACGATTTCTTTTCATCGTATTTCTTTCCTCGGACCTTTCGGCAAGGTCATCCAAAGTTCTCCAGGCTCGTGCAGAATGCGTTCGATGATCCGACCTCGAGATACGTCGACCTCATGATGTATCGAGGGAGTTCGAAGACGACTCGGGTGAGAACCCGCATCGCGAAGCATATCTCGTACACGATCTCCCGGACAATCATGCTAGTGTCGAATGCCCAGAAGCACTCGATCTTTTCAATCAAGTGGCTACGGAAACAGGTCGAGTATAACCTTCGGTGGGCAAGGGCCTTTGACCTGTCGAAGGGTTCAACCTGGAGTGACGAAATCATAGAGATTCGACACGGCGTCGCGCAGCATAGCGTCTACGTTTTGGCCTACGGTATTACAGGGCAGATTCGTGGTATTAACCTCGACGACTTCCGCCCTGATTTCATTGTACTGGACGACCCAGACAACGAAGAAACAACGGCCACAGTTGAGCAGAGAACCAAGACGGCAGACCTTGTCTTCGGTGCTCTCGCGAAGTCACTCGCCCCGCCAACGGAAGCACCATTGGCGAAGCTAGCCATTCTTCAGACCCCACTGGCGAACGAAGACCTTATATCAACAGCGTCGAAAGATGCGTCGTTTCGCCATGTGAAGGTCTCCTGTTTCGATGAATCTGGACAGAGTTCGTGGCCGGAAAGATACCCGACAGCGTTCCTGCTCGACGACAAGGAAATGCATATCCGTCTCAACAAGCTTTCACTCTGGATGCGGGAAATGGAGTGCAAGTTGATAAGTCCGGAACTCTCGACCTTCAAGCCCGAGTGGCTTCGTTTCTGGGACGAACTCCCAGAGGTCATGGATATGGTTATCGCGGTCGATCCGGCTTCGAGCGACGCGAAGACGGCCGACGACCAAGTCATCGGCGCGATCGGCTTTGCGAAAGGCAACGTCTATCTGTGCGAATATTCCGCCAACAAGGGCGAAATGCCGGATGCGGCCACAGCGTACATGTTTTCCCTTCGCCGGAAGTACGGAACAGCGATCCGGAAACTCTGTTCAGAATCAATCGCGTACCAGCGGGTGCTTGCTTGGTACGTCGAAAAACAGATGGCCGCAGCAAGACTATGGATTCAGGTCGATGAGATACAGGACAAGCGGAAGAAGTCGGACAGGATCATCCAGGAGATCGTCGGCCTCGTCGCCTCGGGTCGCCTGTTCGTCCACAAGAGCCACACGAAGTTCATTCAGCAGTATACAGAATACAGTCCGCACTCCGGCATGCACGACGACGTTCTCGATATGCTCGCGCTCGGCCTTATGGGTATGAGGTCGGATTCGACCTACGAAGGTGAGTTCGAGCGGATCACGGAAGACGAGAAATCCATTCCAAAACTCGATGACTTCCGCCATGCGCCATGAGTGATGCGAAACTTCAGGCACAGGTCGTCAATGTCCCCTATGGGGAGAAAGACACGGACAGGCATCGCATTGTGCTTGAGGCCGTTCGTCAGCGCCGGAAGATGGCCTTCGACAAGATGTCGGAACGCCACAAGGCTTTCGCCGACATGGAGGAAAAGTTCCGGGCGTATATTAAGCCGACGAAGGGCGACACGGATCGAGGGAATCTTAGGAAAGACGGAAAGCCGCAGTTCACGACGATCGAGATTCCGTACAGTTTCGCCTTACTGATGACGTTCCATACGTATCTGACGAGCGTTTTTCTTTCCCGAAACCCGGTCTTTCAATACGAAGGTCGCCATGGAGAGTCGCAGGAAAAGTCCATGGCTGTCGAGGCTATCATCGACTATCAGCTGAACGTCGGTGCCATGTTGGTTCCGCTGTACGTCTGGATGATGGACGTAGGAAAGTACGGTCTTGGGGTTATCGGGTCGTACTGGGCGGAAGAGTCAGCCGTGACAACCGAGCAGTTCGAAGAGCCTGTGACGTATTTTGGAATTCCTGTTCCAGGGAAGACCCGGAAAGGAAAGAGAACGATTCGGATTCCGGGGTACAAGGGCAACAAGTTGTTCAACGTGCGCCCGCAAGACTGGTTCCCGGACCCTCGGGTGACAGTTGCCCGCTTCCAGGAAGGTGAGTTTTGTGGGCGGCGCGTCGAAGTCGGCTGGAACACAATTCTCAAGCGTCATGCCGATGGAAGGTATTTCAACATCGACGAGTTGAAGAAGAGGACGAAGACGAGATACGACCAGATGCGGGACCGCGGGTCGAGCCAACTTGTGCTCCCTGACGGCATGGAAACCTTTTACGTTCCACAGGGTTCCGCCTCGAAGGACGCTGAGGTCAAGAACTTTGTCGAACTATTCGAGCTGCAAGTCGAGCTCGTTCCACGAGATTGGGGCTTCGGCTCCAGTCCGTATCCTGAGAAGTGGGCGATAACCGTCGGAAACAACGATGTGATCATCGGATGTGAACCGCTCGGTCTCCATCACGACAAGTTCACTTTTGATGTTTTAGAGTACGAGATCGAGGGCTACGCCTTGACAAAAAGGTCGATGCTGGAGATTCTTGATCCCCTCAACAATACTATGTCCTGGCTCTTCAACACGCATATGCATAACGTTAGGCGTGCGCTGAATGACCAGTTGATCGTCGACCCAAGCGGCGTCGTGATGAAGGATATCACGGACCCGGGGGCGGGAAGGCTCATACGGTTGAAGCCGGCAGCGTATGGCAAGGACCCGGCGATGTTCGTCAAGCAACTCCAGGTCACGGATATAACGGCAAACCACATGAAAGACGCAATGTTGCTGGCAGAAATGATGCAAAGAGTTTCTGGCGTTGTCGAAAGCGTCATGGGTATGATCGGTGCGGGCGGCCGGAAAACAGCGACGGAGGTTCGGACATCGAGTTCCTTCTCGGTCAATCGCCTCAAGACAAACGCAGAATACGCTTCCGCTATGGGGTTCGCGCCCTTGGCGGCGAAGTTGCTCCAGACGACTCAGCAGAAGTACGATGGGGCCTTGATGTTCCGTATCGCTGGTGAGCTGTACCAGACGAAGACCCCTATGGAGGTCTCACCCGAGAGCATTGCGGGCGCGTTCGACTTTGTTCCTGTCGACGGCACCATGCCGGTCGATAGGTACGCACAGGCTATGCTGTGGAAAGAAATCATGATGGGGATTGAAAAAGCACCACAGCTTCAAGGCCGTGTCGATGTCCTTGCCGTTCTCAAACACATCGCGTTTCTATCTGGTGTTAAGAACTTTTCGCAGTTCGAAATCAAGGTTCAACCGGACGCCTTGATGCAGCAGCAAGCCCAGGCCGGCAACGTTGTACCGTTAGGAGGACAAGGTGGATCAGGACCTGGACGACAAAGCCCCGTCGCTGGGGGGCCTACAAGAGACCTTACGCAGATACCGCAGTCTGGTGGAATCCCAGGGGTGG